TATTTTTATAATAAGTATCGTGATTGCCTGCCAACATATAAACAGAGATGTTTAGTTCAGCAAGGCGATTAAAAAACATCTTCTTGGCGCGATCAAGTGCATAAAAGTTTACATATTTACGCCTATCAAAAGTATCACCAAGAATAAGAACAGTATTAATGTTGGCTTCAACAATTGTTGGGAAAAATATATTTTCATAAAATTTCTCAAAGAAGTCTAAGAATGCAATACTATCATTGCGTGCACCAAAATGCTGGTCTGTGATAATTGCGACTTTCAAACAAACCCTACCTTTCTATTGGCTTTAGATGTATGCTTTTGTTCAGTTTGCTTATTGAAGATCTCAGCAATAGAATACTCAAGGACATCCCCTTCTTTCTTCTCAGGGATAACAGTATTGAGTTTAACTGCCAACTTATTTGCATCGTCAATAGACAATGGCTTGAATTCAACAATATCAAAGCAACGACCTGGACGAATAAGAGCAGCGTCGATATCACGGATGCTTGGAAGATTTGTAGAGAAGATCATCTTCTTACCTTTGGTTGTCACAAGACCATCACCCACATTAAGAAAACGATGCATCATTGTGTTACCATCGCTACGTGATTTTAAGAAAGCATCGCTGTCCTCGAGAACCATAACCTCTGCATCATCTTCAATAAAGCGAGCAAAGAATCCATCTTTCTCGAGTATACCTGCATCATATGTAACGATAGCAGAACAAGAACGATGCGCAAGCAGACCACGAATGAATGTAGTTTTACCAGTTCCAGGTGGACCGATCAAAAGAAGAATATTTGCGGAAGATTCCATATAGCGATCGTAGTAGTCGCCAAGAGATTCACCTTTTAGAAACGGATACATTTCCTCAATAGGAAGACGATCACGATTTAATGGTACGTTAACAGAATTACCATCGCTGCCATAGATCCATTCGATATAAGAAGTGACAACAGAGAAATTAGATTCGACAAGTTCAATTATCCCATCGCAAAAATCTTCATCGCCATATGCACGCACCTCTGTTGAGTTGCTGTTTACGCTGAACTTGATAAGATTTTTGTTCTTTTGTTCAATGATGAACCCTGAAGAAGAATTGGTTTGAACGAACAGAAAATCTACATCAAATTCATTTTCTGCCCACCTTTTCCAAGTATCACGATTACAAAGAACTGTTGTTTCTCTTTGCACTGTTGTTAGATTAGCGTCAACACGACTCCGCATAACCTCAGACGTAACTAGATCTTCAAAATCTGATACACCCAAAAAAATCTTTTCATTACTATTGCTCATAATCTCTTTCCAGTTTAAATTACCATCATATGAATCCCAAGTATAACCTTTAAGGAATCTATTGTTTAATCGTCTTACTCTTGATTTTCTTTTTTTTCTTATTTCTTGTATAACTTCTTTATAGTTTAGTTCTGCAAATAATTTATGTATCGATCTCGCCATTCGCATCACCTATAAAGTCTTCAAGACTATCTTTTCTTTTTTTCTTTTTACTCAATTGTTTTTCTTCAAATGCAGAAAAGTCTTGCGTATTGCTTTGTATAAAATCTAGATATGCATTTCTAAACTGTCCATCCTCATCTTGTTCCTGCAGATCAAAACTCTCAATAGGCATATCCATAACTAATTTGTTTTTGATGTATGCCTGTTTTTTCTCTTTGGAAATTCTTCGCAAGAATGCATAGTAAATTATCTGCGTGAAATAAGAAAAAGGATTGCTGGATTTATTAGGATCAAAGTTATCAATATACTGAATACAGTTCTCAATCCCATCTAAGATCATATCATCTTTATAGGAATAATTAATAAAGTTAGGTTTGTAAGAAAGATGAGTTGCAATCTTCAGAATACATTCACCAATATAGTTACTCACCTGAGGTTTCGGTGAGCCACTTTCTTCGGCTTCTTTTACCTTCTGTTTATATTCTTTTATTGCAGTTAAAAAGTCTGCGTTGTTTACATAGTGTGCCATATTAAGTTCCTGGTTTTGATCCAGCAAATCACATTATACATTGAAACTGGTTAAAAGACAAGTTTTATTATTTGCAATAAAATTATATTTGTCTTTTATTTGACTTATGGGGATAATTACGGTGTTGGGGGTTGAAGATGAGATTAGTGAAATGTTTTATTTCCCTTAGAAACAACTCTTGCTTCTTCTTTCTCTTCGGTAGGAGATTCTTCCTGATCTCCAAAAAGAGCTTCCAAAACATCTATACGCTTTTGAATGTCCTCTGCTGTTAAACTCTCTGCATCTTCCCAGTCAAGAGTTTTCTGCTCTTGTTGTTTTCTGTTGGTCCTCAACTCTATATGTTCCTCATGTTCTTTTACAATTCTAACATAATGAGGTATAAACACATCATGCATTTGTTTAGTATACAATATATGTGTTTTTAGAATGTTAAACATCTTGTCTGATGAGAACTGGCAATAAGGAATCGCCGTTATAGATTCACCATCTTCTAATTCTCTTGTTCTAATTAGCATTGGATTTAATAGATTTAAAGTAGACTCACTCTCAGATGACAGATCTGCCATCAGTTGCTCTCCAGAAACTAACTTTACAACTACGTAGTTGGCCATAGATTAATCTCTACCAGTTTAGTTTCAAATTGTTCTTCAGCATATGTCTTATATCTTTCTGCTGCATGATTAAGAGTATGATTCTTCCAAGACTTCCAATGTAAATCATCTGCTATATCATATAGATTACAATGAGTCTTACCCTTCTTTAATCTCAATCCACGTCCGATACTTTGTAAATTACGAATCTTACTTTTAGATGGCGAAGCAAAAATAACATTTTCGATTGACGGTATATTAATACCTGTTGAAAAAGTTCCGAATGACGCAATAATTATAGCGTCCTCTTCACCTTCAGTTATATGGCGAATTGCTTCTCTATCGCTTGTATCAGTTCCGCCATATACAAAGAATACTTTACGGTCTTTATGTGCTTTTTGTTTAATCATCTCATATAAAACTTTACCGTGTTTCTCAACATACTGAAATAAGACCAAAGTATTACCACCTGATTTAAGTGCCAAGTTTCGAATAAATTTATTTCTTGGCTCGTGTGAGACGATCCAATCCATCTCTTCTTGGTATTTATTATTTTTATTAGCCTGCCTAATGTCCTCAGGATATTTTAAGATAAGGCAAGTTATGTTTAACTTGGCAACTCTATCGGTTTCCATGAGTTGCTTGGTTGTAATTACTTTATGTACAGGTCCGAATATACCCTCAAGAACTAAACGATGTACCTTCTTGTTATCAAGAGTTCCAGTTGTTCCTATCCTGCATGGTATATTATCCATCTTTTCCATAACGCCAGTTAAAGATTTGGCTTTAAAATTATGTGCTTCATCTCCAAACATAACATTGAACTGTTTAAACCATGCACGTGGCTGTAAGTAAATAGATTGCCATGTGGTTATTAAAACATCTTTGCTAAATTCTTTGGGGAATCCACTATACAATTTTTGACAATGTGCCTTAACCGACCACTGATTGACTGAAGAATAGTCTTCAAAATCATAATACATTTGTTCGACGAGAGAAGTAGTTGGAACAATGAGAATGCATTTTCTACCGTGATCTAAATGCCAGCGCATAATACTGTAGATAATAAATGACTTGCCCGATGCAGTTGGTGATAGTAATACAACTCTATCTTTATCTAAAGCAGTTTTGATCGCCTCTACCTGGTAATCTCGTCTTTCAATTTTAGAAGGTAGATCTAGTGAATCGACAAACTTTTCAATTTGTTCTGTCGTATATCCATTAGAACTTTTTATATCAGTCTTCCATGTTATGTTGTAATTATTACTCTCACAAAACTGCTCAACATAATTAATAAGACCAACATATAAAGTTTTTCTGACTTGATCATACAAACGAACCTTACCATCCCATAATCTAGCGCGATACTGTGGTGTAAATCTAGCACCTGGATATTCGTAGGTGAAGAAATCGCAGAGTTCTTGTTCTACGCTCGCATCTGAAAAGACACGGACATGAACCTCATCAAGTTTTTCAATGGTTAGTATACTCACTACATCCCTGCCAAAAATTTCTTCCACTCTACTGCAGTTTTTAATTGCCAATCTCTTGCTTTAATTTGATTAAGAATAGACTCAAGAAGATAGATCATTGTCTCAAGATATTTTATCTTGACTTCCAAATTATTTAAATCGCTGTCGCCAGTCAAGAACTCATCCATCTCGTTCTTCATTGGCTTAACACCTTGCCACTGATCCCAATTATGTTCTTGTAATTCTTCGCGAGACATTTCCCCACGATAATAACGAAATTTATTTTTGCGGGTGAGGTTGTAGTCAGACTGTAATTTCGTGTGCTTGAGTTTGACACCAATAAGTATTTTTATATACTTGGCGTGCAGTTTTGGAGTCTTTGTTGCATGTTCACCGAGATAATTATCATCGATATCGCAATCTTTATCCCACATTTCTTGCAATTGTTCAATGTTCATAATATCCTCACTTTCATAGTTATTATACTATGAAACTGTAAAAAAGTCAAACGAATTTGTAATAATTATATCTGAATGTAGCGCTGCCTACCAAGTATTGCACGTCTTGATTGGTTGATTGGAAAGTTAAAGATTCCAGAGAAGTTGGAATCAGATCAATAAACTGAATTGATTGCACTGCTTTATTATTTGCACCTAATACTTGCAGAACTCCATCTGAATAATTCTTTTGCAACTCATTAGATGGACCACCCTCTGCATTATCTATAAACATCTCATACTGATTATGGCTTTCTGGAAATCCGAGACCTTTTAGCCAGTCGTATACTGCCTTGTAATTAGCCATGTTCTCATCTACTAGAAACTGTACATTTAGCGGATCGTAATTAATAATATCACCAGCAATTGGAAATGGCGACAAAGGATTATTAGACTCAAATGCTGGCAAAGAAATGCCAGGGATAATTACCTGCTGTGCAAAATATGTCAAATCAGGTAATTTAGAGATACTAAATTGAAACCCATTGGGAGACAATGGATTAATATTGGTTGGGATAGGGCAAGTAAGTGTAGTTATCATGTTAGTTTCGTTTGTCAATAATTACTATTTATCAAAATAAAAAAGGGGAACCGAAGTTCCCCTTTCAAGTACAACTCTACGGTTGTTTAGATTACATAAGGTTAGTAATCTTAACGCGACGATAGTAGTAGTTCTCGTTAGCGTTGAGGTTGCCAGTTCCGTCCAATTGAACGAATGGATTGGAGACCAGACCATAACGTGTCTTGAAGCCAATCTTTGGCTGGAAGCTGTTAGGATCAACAGCACGAACCAGCTGGAGAGGAACGTATGGGCAGTAGAACATACCTGCATCGAATGCCGAAGCACCCTTGTAACCAACAACCATAAACTGGGTTGCCGATACGTTTGCAGTATATGGATCAACATAAACGCGATACTTTCCGTTTAGGATACCAGCAAATGTTGTGCTTGTATCATCAACAGTCAGATTGTTGTTCAGTGCTGGAGCATAATCCAGAACACCTGCCATTGCTAGTGCAGAAGCAACATCAGCAGAAGTGATCAGGAAGTTACCACGACCACGACGAGTTTGCTGACCGATTGCATTTGCTTCGCGCTCAACTTGGAACATCAGACCCTTGAATTTCTCAACGGACCAACGACCATTGGAGTCAACATCCAGGTCAAAAGTTCCTGGGTTTGCTGTTCCAACTGAAGCACCTGGCTTAGCAGTTTTGTAAATTGTACGAACGATTTCGCGGTTGATTTCTGTCAGAATTTCTGTCGACAGGATGTTGCTGAGTTCGCCTTCAGCATCAAGACCATGAACAGACTTCATGTCTTGTGCGAGTTCGATTGAGTACTCAGCTTTCAGAGCACGTGTCTTTGCAGTAACGCTGGTCTTCTCGATTGAGAAAGCCATTGCACCGAAAGAACCATCACCCTGACCACCTTGACCAAGACGCTCTGCATCAGCAGTTGCCAGACCAGAACCAGTAGTCTCAGAACCACCGAAGTCATAAGTACCGCTATGTGTGCCTGTACCAGAAAAATCTGTATCTGCTTCGTTAAACAGAGCCTCTGTACCGCCCATTGTGCTGTAACGCGACTTCATTGCGAAGATCAGACCTGTTGGCTGTGTCATTGGCTGAACGCCGCACACATCATAAGCGATCAGTTTTGGCATTGCACGGCGAACCAGAGAGATCAAAACTGGATCAAACTTAGCCATACCGTTTGTGTCTGGGTATGAACCAACTGAGTTAGCTGGAGCAGCTTCGTTCAGCTCACCAACTGCTGCAGCGTACTGGCGCATTTCGCGCTCTTGGTTTTCCAACAGAACAGCTGTAACTTCTTTGATATAGTTGTTCTTAATTGGGTCACTACCTTCGTGGTCCAGAACTGGTGCCCACTTTTCGATTAATTGTTGACGAGTAGTCATTTTATTTCCTTTGGTTTAAAAAATTACTTACGGTTGAGAACGCTCAGATATGCTTTCATCGATGGATCAACAGCTTTAGTAGTTTCGTTTAAAGAATCTACTGGAGTGTCGGTCACAACAGATTTAACATCTGCGCTTTGTGCTTTAGTATTAAAATAATTTTCACGGATTGTTTGAACTTTCTTAGTGAAAGATTCAGCATCTTCAAAAGATAGTTCTTCTGCAAGTCCTGTAAACTTCTCTACTTCAGTGTCGGTAAGACCTTCACTTGCTTGACCGATGATTTCAATACGCTGCATTTCGCTGATAGATTTTTTCATCTCAACATTTGCTGCGACTTGCTCATCAAGTTTTGCTTCGAGACTTGCAATTGATTGCTCCATTTCAGCGACCAAGTCATACTTCTCTTCTGGAACATCGATATAATGCTCTTCGAATAAAGTCTTCATTCCGCCAATGAAACTTTCAACAATCTCAGTTTTAATACCATGCTCAAGGGCAATTTCATTCTGTGCAATCCACTGCTCGACTACGTAGTCGAGATATCCATCAACCTGTTCAACTAGACCCTCTTTAACTTTTTCAGTTGCTTCTTGCAACTTGGTATTATACTCTTCTTCGATTCGTGCAATTTCAGATTTAACACGAGTCATTACTGCTGCCTCGAAAATTGTTGCGGCTTTCTCTTTGAATTCTTCAGAGAGATCCTCGCCATTCACGAGAGCATCAATATCTTCTTTCATGCTACCACGACCTTCTGCAGCTGCAGCTCCTTTAGTAGCTTCGTTTTCTTTCTTAGAAGTGCCACCTTCAGCTGCCTTCTGATCAACTACTGCGTTACGAGCATTGTCTGGGTTGTCGCCAGCAACTTTAGTAACGGTATCGGTAGTGATGCTTTGACCAGCTTCTCCGTTTGCCTCTTCCAAAGTTTCTTCTTCAACCAGCTCACCCTCAACTTCGACATCGTCGTTGATGGCAGCATAGTTCTTACGAGCACCAGTAACTGCTCCCTGAAGTGCTCCTGTTGCAGCACCGACAGTTCCAGTTGCTACGCCAGCAACTTTCTTAACGACGTTAACTGCCTTTTGAGCTACGTCGCCTGGTCCTTCTTGAAGTTCTTTCTGACGTGACTCAGCAAGAATTTGGTTAATTTTGTTTTCGATAGACATCTGTTTCTCCTAACTGGATAAGTCCTATTGTTATTTATTATTTATTTAATTTTACTCAAGAAATTTTGGAAAGCGCGAACCTTTGCTTCCTCTAAATCGCAAGAGGAAGATTTCTTGATAATCTTTCTGGCTTCCTCAATATGTTTCTCCACGAACTTTCCATCAACAAAAACCCACTCTTTGCTTTCCATAATACCCTGAACAAAAGCATCTGGAGCGGAAGGATCGGCAACGATGTCAGCAGCTGTGGATAGCATAAAATCATCCTGCACGATTTGAACACCCTCATTGTTCGACTTTAACGAACCAAGTGCTCGGCTAGAAACTCCAAGATTTGCGCCACCGTCAAGAAGACCGCGAGCAATATTACCCATTGGTGTTTCTAAAATTTTTGCTTTACCTACGTAGTTTGTTCCTTCTTTACGAAGATCTACGATGAGGTGTGATACGCGATCTAAATTGATGCTTGGTGTATCTGGATGACCCAGCTCACCGTAAGCACGATTTTTCTCAACATATTCTTTCGTGTAACGACCGACTTCTTTATCCATAATTGATTCTGGATACATACGACCATTACGGTTCTTTAATTCGGACTGAAGGAAGATGCCTTCAATAAAATAACTTTTCTTACCTAATTTGTTTTCAACAATTAGATTTGTAGTTTCGTGAACTTCTTTAATTAGTTTCATTTAATTAACTCCCTACTGCAGTTTCGTTGTCATATGCACCAAATACCGCAGTTTCTACTTTGGTCGCGTATCCACCAACCTTGCGGAGTACTAAGTAACACTGCGCCTCAGCGCCAGCAATTGTAACAACAATATCTTGAGTGTTTTCAATTGTCTCGACAAGACCGTTGCCTGTTCCAAGGTCAACAGTTCCCTCACCTTCAGCACCAATTGTAAAAATATTAACTGAATTTCTAGAAATAGTAATCGTTGAAGATGGTAAACCAGTAAAATGTAGTTGAACAATGTTAACTGTCTGTGTAGCGCCATCTAATGCTTGGGTTGTTGCTACGAGATCTGCAGAAAGATCAATCGTAGCTGCCGCTGAAGTACCTGCGACTTTAACAATAGACTCATTGTTGGTATTCTTTAGAATTGTTTTGATAACTGGCATTTTATTCCTCTATTTTTTCCACTACATGCATAAAGTTGTCTTTACTTTCTCTCATGTAGTCGATTATTTCTTTTTGGTTTTGTAATAGATTATTTAGTTTTTCTTGCGTAGCCTCATTAATTGCAACTACTGCGCCATCATTTAACTCGTAATGTATTTTACCTTCAATCACCACATCCAACTTGTTTAGTTTTCTAATCTCATAAACAATTGGATCTACTGTAAAGATGTTGGAAGAAGCGAGTTCGATATATGATTCTATTAGTGTATCTGTTACTTTAACGTCTTGATATTCTTTGATAATATTCGCTACCTTAATATCGGAAAGTTCTTCGTATGTCTCTTCCGATATTTTATCGTTTAGTTTTGCAGAATATGATTGTGTTTTAATATATTTTCTCGCCTCTTCCAAACTCTCAAACTGTGTCAGCTCTCCGTCAATTAAAATTCCGTCTTCTATAACTTCAATTAAATGACCAAAAGACCTAACGCTCTCTTGAACATTAGGTTTTAGTAACTTGGAGAATTGATTAAAAAACATTATTCAACTTGTTCTGTTTCAGCAGCAGACTCTTCATTAGAAACTTCTTCAGTTTCTTCTTGTGGAGTCGCAAACATACTTTGTGCAACTTGAGTGCGCATATCATCTATTTTGGCAGAGATTCTTTCTGCCATCGCAGCATTAAATGTAGTTTCAATACCAGTAGCATCACCAGCTGCCAAGGCATCAATCAAATCTTTGGTTGTCATTATTTGTTCTCCTTTTGGGTTTTCTGGGGCGACTGTGGCGGAGCAGCTTCTTCTGTATCTTGCGGAGCAAACTGTTTCAGATAAGTTTGCTGAGCTGTTTGCGTGATACCAGAAACCGTACCATCAAAATCTGCTTTATGCATTTGATTAACCAAATCGTCTTGCATTTGTTTATCCATTTGTTTCATATCTTCCTCAGTTTGTTGAAGTACGTTCTTACGAACCCAATCTGACGAATAGTATCTACCAACATATGGATCTAATTGTTGCAACATAGTAATACGCTGTAGCAATATTTCATTATCTTTTAATTCATTAAAGTGATTGTCATTTTCATATATTAATTTAAATCCTTCTCTCAATTTATCCCACTCATCAGCGCGGATAATTCCTTTGACAATCAACTGAACTCTTAATGCTTCCAAAAATAGAGTAGAAAATCTACTACGAAGTCTTTGGATAAATTTAGAGAATTTAATTTCATCTCTGGTTATCTCGGTAGAACGACCCAAACTAAATCCCGTAGATGGTTGTAAACGAGACAGTGGTACGTTCAATGCTTGAAATAACTTCTGTTGGAAGTACTGAATGTCTTGTATTTCGCCAAGATTTTGACCACCTTGTAATGTAGTGATCTCAGTGCCTTTGCCACCCTCACGACGTGGCATCCAAAAATCTTCCATCATAGAAAGATGTTTACGATCATCACGGACTTCGCCAGTAGTTGCATCGTAAACAACTTTGTTTCTAAACTTGTTCATAATCTGGTTGACGTATTCTTCTGCCTTTAACTTTGGTAGATTACCGACATCAACATAAAACACACGACGCTCTGGTGCTCTAGAAATTCTGTAGATTACAGAGGCATCTTCAATCATCTTCAACTGGTTAACTGGTTTGATTGCTTTATGTAAATGAGAAAGCATCATACCTGTATTTGCATCTAGCAAGCCAGATGGAGCATAAACAATTGAATCAATGGAGAGTTTTACACCTTGTGTTGTTTGTTCCGTAATTCCTTTATCATTATAAAGATAATACTCATCTATTTCTTTAATTACGTCAACACCTTTTGGAGTGCGCTCTTTTTTAATATTTTTTATACGACGAATCTTACGAGGATCAACGTATCTTAATTCAACGATGCCCTGTTTAATATTACTTTCATCAAGAAGAATGTGGAAGTAAAGACGACCATCGATATACCAAGAGCGAAATATGTCATGTCCTCTTTCACTAAACTTTAGCAGTCGTAAAACTTCTTTAAATTCTTCCTGTATTTTTGTTTTAATACTGTCAGAGAGTTTTACTTTCTCAAGATCCAACTCAATAGAATCTTCTTCAGAAACTAATGCTTCATTGACTATATCATCAATGGCTGAATCTGTATCTGCATACTGAGCAATTTCGCGGTATCTTCTGATGAGGTCATTTTCGTTTTTAACGACACCCTCAACATCCATAACCATACCATAGTATGCAGCTGCTGAATTAACAACTGTCGACCCATCATCAGAAGATGGCGTAACTACACTCGCCAACTCCTTCTGTGGATCTTTACGTTTTATTTCAAACCCAAAAATTTGCATAATTTAAAAATTAAAAAGTTAATTAAATTGGAAGCGGGAAGCTGCCGATTGGTGTATCAATTCCCACGTTAATTCCAAAACTAGAACCACCTGCTCCAGTATTGGATGTGAAGTAGTTGTAAACAAATTCTACATCAAACGACTCGATCTGATTCTGCTGGTCAAAGTCCAGTGCAATTGGTCCAATATTAATTGGCATTGCATCAACAAACTTGTAGGACTTAATGATAGCGCCACTTCTATCTAGCTGATGTACGTTCAGGTCAACCTGATAAGAAGTTGGATTCGTACGACCATCAGTTGTGCTATAATTTTGTATGCCAGTCTGCCACAACTCAAGAGCATTACGAATATTGAAAGTTGTGTCATTGTAAATTGAAACAGTCCATGGCTGGAACGAACGCTCGCCTGCAAAGTTTACTGGACGTCCACGATACAGAACTGTAATTGGTTCGATCGTAGATGCTGGTAGCTGTGCCGATCTGCATAGAAACTGTGCTCTTTGTCCAGCAACAACTCCCAGTGGTACATAAGTTGGGAATGTTAACTCAACGCGAAATTGATTAGGGCGAGCACCGCCACCAATCATTTGCGATTTAAAATCAGCAATATTTGCCATTTATTTCTCCTTGATTCTTAACTATTTATTACGCTATTATTAACCGCCAATTTCATTAAAGTTAACAGAGGTGCGAGCAGCGATAAAGTTTAGAGTAATAAAGTTTATTGAGCGTGCTGGTTTAATGAAGATATCACCGATAAATTCGTTACGATCGATAACCTCACCAGTGTTGTTAGTTGCATCGCACTTGACTAAGAAGTCAGTGATACCGCGACGACCTTGAACATCACGCAGGAATGGCTCAACTAAGTTCTTAAATTGTGCACGAGTAAACTCATCATTGAACTCAAACAACTGGAATTTAGAAGCAGTTGCAATCGCCTTTTCCAAAACGATAAACAGACGACGTACATTGATACGATCGAATGCGCTTGGTTTAGCCAACAGAGTTTTATCGCCAAATAGAACCGTACCCTGTCCTGGGAAAGAAACTACTGGATTGATACCCTCTTTATAGAGACTATCGCGCTGTGTTTTGTTTGGATTAAATGCAAGTTTAACAATGTTCTTAATCTGTCCACGATTCAATCCAGCTGGAGAGAACCAAGGATCGTTAGTATAATCTGTACGAGCACATGTTCCAGCGGTATCACCGTTCAATGGAACATAACGATACTTGTCGTTATAGCGATCGTATTGATACTTGTAACCAGAGTCCAAAACTGCATAAGAAGTGCTTGGCAAACCAGTGCGATATGTTATTGCTTTTGTAACTGCCTGAGCATCTGAAGAAAGAATAACTGCACCTTCTGCATCAGCAATAGAAGCAAACACAACGCAGTCTTTGCGAACTTCAGCGACGTTGTTGATAACGTATGAAGCAACTGTAGAATTAACAGCACCAACTGGCAGAAGGCTAATGTCATACTGGCTATCATCTGCAAACACGATCCAAGCAGATTGCAGTTCGCCGTCAGTAGCAGTCAGATCGTCTGTACCACCTGTCAAAGAGCGAGTAACTGCAGAGGTCAGGTTGTTAAATGTTGTTGTCGAAGCACTGCCCCAGTTGGTTCCGCCAACGATTGTTGTATGATCCATCCAGTAGATATACTTGGAACGAGCATTGATAGCATCTTTGTAGTAGTTGTTTGATCCATCAAAGGTCTTAGAATCAGATGCCTTTGAGAGGAACGAGAATTTCTCTAGAGTAGATCCAGGAGTTCCAGTCCAAAGACCGTCTTCGTCGATAACAATAACATGTAACTCATCGCTCGCGCCACCTAGAGCAGCTGCTGCTGAAGATGTTCCTGGCTCGCTTTGAAACTGTTCTGCATACGCCCAGTTTGTAAAAGAACCAGCGTCAGCCATAGAAACCTTCAGAGAGTTACCGAGAGCTCCTGGGCATCGAGCTGCCCACTCACCAACAGAACCTTGTCCGTTAGCGTAAGAAGTCAGATAATCTGCATTATTTTTAATCTTAACTGCAGAACCAGACGAAACTGCGTTTAACGCAGCAGTGTCGGCACGGCAAACTAACAGGTTATTTGTATAACTGAGGAAGTTCGCAGCAGTAAAGAATGACTGGAAATTGGAATCGGTTGGTTTACCGAATATGCTTACGAGTTCGTTTTCTGAAGTGATTGTGATTGGCTCTAACACTGGTCCCCACTGAAACACGCCAGCGAAAGCGCCAGCAGAACTAGAAACAGCAGGAACGATAGATGTAAAATCTTTCTCTACGACCGCAACACCTGGACTAAGTTGGAAAGGCATTGTAATTCTCCTTAATTACATTGTTATATGTTTGCTACTTGAGCAACTACTGTATATTTATTACAAACGAGATTTCAAAAGTTTAGTGGATTTGCGTCTTCATCGCGTCCATCATTTTGAAATCCAAAAGGAGTTAGCTCATCTTCAATGGCTTGAATCCTCTGTTTGTACATTATTTCACGTAGGTTTATGTTATTTAAATCTTTAAAGTATGGGCTGGCAGTCAGCCATGAAAATAGCACTAAAGTCATAACTAAATCGTCGTTATAGCCATCGTCTGCAGCGTAGCTACCTTTACTCTCAATAAATGTGGAAATTTCAGATATTATATCGGCATCAAATATAAGGAGTTTTTTCTCCTCAACTAAAGACTTAAAGTTATGACATCCAGTTCGTTTGACCTTCTTATCGGTCATAACTCCAAGCTGAGTTTTCCCACCACCAAATCCACCAGAAACAACCTGCCCTGTTGCAGATCTGTTTACAAAAAGGATATTCTCATATTCTAATTCAGAATGTAAAATCATTGGAACCTGATCGCTGTAGTTTAGTTCTACAAGCACATAGGCTTCATTGTATTCTTTTGCAATTTTATGTATTACGTTTGGATATAATAAAACACTTATGTCGTTATTTCTGTATTTTGCTACTAATTTATATGGCGCTCCAGTTATATCTATCACGGTAAAGGCTGAGTAATCCTGCCCAACTCCCTCAGCAGTATCAGCTACTAAAACATAGGTATGTTTAGGCTCAGGCTTCTCATATACATCCAAACCATCTTTGGAGAGGATAGGATTGTTAAAGGACATTTGAGCAATTGTATCAGCACTAATTAGGGTTAAACTAGAGCCAAGGAAGTTACAAAGAACCTCTTGGTTAAACTTAACCTCACCGAGAGTTGCTTTCTGTTCAGCTGCCCATTTCTCATCACGACCAGGTATTTTCCAATACGGAATGAATAGAGTTACAAATCCGTTTCGCCCTCTCTCAGCATCATTCCAAAACTTCCAAAAATGATTGTAGCCATAGGGAGTGCTACTTAAAAGAATCTTTGTTGTTTGACCAGCAGAAATCGTAGGATAAACCGATGTAAAAAACTCTTCAGCCACTGTATTTGGAATAATCGCAGCTTCGTCAACATACAGTAAGTTTACGGATTTACCACGAATACCAGAACGACCAGTTGCAGCTGTAAATACTTTTGATCCGTTTTCTAATTCAATGTCACCTTTGTTCCAAGTTAGAACACCCTGCTGCATCCAATCAGGTAATCCCTCATACATTATCTGATAACGATCAAGAACTTCTCGAGCAGCATCCTTTTTGTTGGCAAGAATGGCTACGTTTTTATTTGGTTGAAATAGAGTATACCAAAGAATGTAGGCTGCAGAAGTAGTAGTTTTACCTTGCTGACGACCTTCCATGAGAATAACTCTGCGATTCTCATGTATAACTTTAAGTTTTTCTTTTTGGCAGTCGTATAGTTTGAATAGTTGAAGACCGTGATCAAGAGTTACAATATAGCAATAGTTTTCTACGAAATAAATGGGGTCGGTAGAACATTTGACGTATTCTTGAATTTGTTCTGGTGTAAACTGTACATTGACACCAGCTGCCTTTAGATTCGCATTTGAATTATATACTTGTGCCATAGCACCTCATTAATTAGAGATCGTCAGTCCAGCTCTCATTTGTTATCGTTACAGTTCCTGGGTCACCTTCTGCGGTATAAATTCTTGTCGCCTTTTGGAATTCTGGATCTTCACCGACGTTAGCAAATACAGTATCAATAACTCCAGTATTGGAGAGACCACCATATAGATTTAACTTTAATGTAAAATTGAGAGTATGGGTTACGAACCTACGAGTTTGAAAGTCGCCTTCGTAGTCATCCTGCACTGCCACGCTATTTAAAATTACAGGAACATCCTGCACTATGTTCATAGCTGGAACAGAATTAATCATTAGCGTATAATCTGGTGTAAAGGTTGGAAGAATTTGCTCGATGATTTGCAAACCGTCTTCCTGAGTTTTTGTTAAAACATAAAGAGCAATGTCAATGTTATAAGGAACTGGCGTAAACAAACTTTTCATAGTATCTTGGCTCGCATCAATGCAACGAACTTTGTTCATTCTATTTGCTTTGCGCGCAGCATCATAATTATAGCCAGTAATCTCAAAGGACAATCTTGGTAATGTTATATAAGTGTTATTCCGTAAATCTGGATCTGAGTCTATTCTAACTATCCACTTTTCTTTTGGTGCATATGCTAGTGGAACTTGTAAACGCTGTATCGTTTGTCCACTTACAGAATCATCTTTTTTTCTATCGATGTAAATGTTACTAAAAAGACTACCGAAAGCAACGATAGTGCTTCTAATAATTCCGTGATAAAATACTTTTCCGTCTAACATTACTTGAGTTCTTCAATAACGCAGTAAGCATCGCCTGCTGTTCCGACTGCTGGCATATTTCTTGCTATTACTGTTACTCTGTAAATTTTATGGAAACTGGCATCAGCGAGAACAAAGGTTAAGGTGTCGCCAACCGTAGCCAAATTTTGCACTAATTGATAGTTTGTATTATTCGCATTAACAACTGCAGCGCCAGATAAAACATTTCCTGGATTTGGAGAAACTCTATATACACTGATCGATACATTATTAGATGGATTGCTATAATTGTACTGTACATCTAATGTGCTGTTGTTATCTACAATCTTTATGGTAAGATTATCTCTGGTGGCATTTTGTTGTCCGACAACTATCGTAGCAGAACCACCATGTGTATTAGTATCAGTTTCTGGAATAGTTGGTTTATTTGTTAGGTCATTATAAGAACCAGAAAACAGTGTTGGTTTATTTGTTAGATCTGCGTAAGAACCACTAAATGGCACTGCCCATGACAGAATAGCTCCGTCTGTGGTTAGGTATCTTGCATTGTTTCCAGTCTGCGAAGGAATTAAACCAGCATTGTATATCTCGGTAAAGTTCGCATTTGTTTTAGTAAATGCAGTACGAAGCGGATCACCTGTTCCGTCATTTGCTGCAGTTCCAATGTTAATAGTTTGTTTAGCCATTTTAGTTTGTATCCGTAGTTACTTGATCTTCGTCAGCAGTAGTTCTGGTTGAATCTGCTCTGCCAAAATTATATGATGTTACAACTTCACCAAATGGATTGTCTGCGTTAAACAGAACATCAACTGCCTCGCGTTTAAATTGATTGTTGTCACCAAAAGAATCAGAAGTTTCAACTTCTACATTCTTAGTAACATCAAATGTCTTAAGTTCTTCAAATACATCAACCTCAGGTATATTTGTATCTAGTCTTTCAGAAGCATACTGGAAGAGTTCGACTTGAAGTTTGTAAACATATAATCTACCAAGTTGATAGAATGGATCCTGATGTGTTACAAACTTAATCTCAAACAAACCTTTGGTCAATGGGAAGTAGAGAAGATCTCCCTCGCATGGGCGATTGGGGAGAATCGTAGTTCCATGGACTCCAATCAACTGCTCCCAGCGTTTTCGTGCAACAGTAAGAGTTGCAGATTGCTCTAGCATTAATCCAAACTTCTGTATAAATGCACCTTGTCCCGCGAAGGAGTCAATATTATCAAAGTACATTTCAATTGGATAGCTGTTTTGAAATCTACTCAGACGATCTTCGCCAAGGATTTCATCTTTTGCTACCAATTGTCTGGGAATATAAAATAAATCCTTACCATAAATCTTTAAAGATTCAATGATGAGATCTTCAACAAGATTCTGCTCAGAAGTTGTTCCCTGAGTAAAGTAAGAATTTGTTGGCATAATTATCCTAAGAAGAACTCAAGTGGAGCAGACTTAGTCATTAACTCATCTTCAAGTTCTTTAATTTCTGTAGTTGCTTCGTCGTATAATTTATCACCATCAAGTGTTACGCCACCTGGTAATTGAATGCCTGAAAACTTTTTAAGATTTGTTCCCCACTGCTTTTTAAACTTTGCAGTTACATAATGTTTCAGCCAGAGTTCATCCCATACTTTGGAATACTCTGCTGGATCTAGTGCACGATAGCACTCAACAACAATAAAGTCGCCAAGCGCAACATCAGACTCCCAGTTAACATCTAGGAATAACTTGTTCTGACGACGATTGAATCTAAACTGTGGGTGACCATTTAACTCTAAGTCTAGCAGAGCCAAATGCGACATAACTGTTTTGTAATAGATTATACTTGTA